GTTTACTATATGGAAGAAACAATAAACTTAAAGTGTGAAAAATGCGGAGTTGATTATCAAAAACCATCTGTGTTTAAAGATTATCTTGTAGCAACAAAACACAATGTATTCTACAAATGGAGTTTAGCATTTTGTGATAACTGTAGAAGAGAAAAAGAAAAAGAAGCTTTAAAGGCTTTACCTGATATTTTAAAAGCATTAGGTTAAGTAAACATTTAAAAAATAGTCCTATGATTGTAGAAATCTGTAATTACTGTAATCTGCTCTTAGGAGTTGTTATGGTAAATAAAAAACCATGCTGCCAGTTTTGTGCAGAAGAACAAGAAAGTCTTAAACAACAAGAACAATTACCAGCACATCCTGCAGATGCTAGGATATTAGGCTGGTTAAAATAATTTATTTATCTGATTAAAAGTTATGATTATGAAAAAGAATTTTATTCAAATTGCTGTAACAACTGATTACACATTATTTAATTACCTACCAATGAATAGAACAATTGATTCTAAACAGGTAGAAGCTTTAGTACAAAGTATTAGAGAAATGGGAGTAACAAGACAAGTTATTTGTATTAGAACAGCTTGTATTGACGGTGAACTTAAAACATATGTGATTGATGGTCAACACCTAATACATGCATGTCAAAGAGAAGAGTTACCTGTAGAATACAGATACATTGAAGTTAAAGATGAAGATGATATTGTTAGAAAGATGGCTTTCTATAATAATTCATCTAAGTCATGGAAGCTTATGGATTATGTAAATGCTTGGATGTATATTCAACCTGATTACATTACTCTTAAAAAGTTTAAGAACTTATATAATCTTGAGCCATTAATGATTGCTGGTATTTGTAATAATGCTGACTCTTATAATGGTGTATCTTCAGCAAGTCAATTAATTAAGAATGGTAACTTTAGAGTTACTAATCCTAATGCAGAAGCAATGTGTAAAGATTTTAGTGATTTGTTCCTTAAAATTGGTAAAGCTGACAGATGGGTTAAACATCAATTTTTAAGAGTGTTTATTCAAGCTTATAATAGTAAATATTATAACCATCAGAATACAATCCAGAACATTGAGAAAAACATTGCTATTATTAAGACAATGACTGACACATCTGTAGCAAATGAATTTATACAGAAAAATGTTTTTAATTTAATTTAAAAATGGATAGACAAGATATTCAATAATTCTTTGTATATTTGTTATATGAAAAATAGTATATACAATGTTACAGGTATCTATTTAATACACAATACTATAAGTAATAAGTCTTATATTGGGAGTGCCTTAAATATTTATAAGAGGATTTTTGGAAAGTCTTCATGGTCTCATTTAAAATCTTTGAGTAAAGGTAGACATCACAATCCTCATTTACAGAGTGCTTATAATAAGTATGGGGTGTCTGCTTTTACCTTTGATGTTTTAGAAGTGTGTAGTAAAGATAAATTAATTGAAAGAGAACAGTTTTTTCTTGATACTTTATTATTTGCACAAAATGCAGAACAATTTGCTAATAAAGCTTATAATATTTGTCCTACTGCTGGCTCTCAGTTAGGTAGCCGAGCTAGTACTACAACTAAATTAAAAATGTCAAAGTCTCATGTAGGTGAAAAAAATCCTATGTTTGGTAAAATAGGTGAAAAAAATCCTAGATCTATACCTATTGCACAATATTCACTAGACGGAACATTTATTGCAAAGTTTTTTAATGCTGCAGAAGCAGCAAGAACTTTAGGCATAAATGAAAAAGGACTAAGAAGTGCATTAAGAAAAGGACATTCTGCTAGTGGTTTTTATTGGTCTGTGTACAGAGATGAAGCTATAAAAAAGATTGCAGTAAAAGAACCTCAAAAAAAGTCTTTTAAAGCTACTTATACCATAACTGGAGACACTCTGTATTTTAACTCATTAACAGAGGCATCAGAGTATTTTAAAATGGAAAGAAATGCTTTTGCAAATGGCGTTAGAATTGCTAGATTAAAAGGACATAGTATTTATAAAAATTTTATATGGGAAAAGATAATCTAAATAGACAAGATATACAGTTTGAAGCACTTGGTGCAACAGACAGTAAACAAAGATGTAGTGTTGTTCTTGGAACTGGTGTAGGTAAAACCTTAGTTGGTTTAAACTACATTGAAAGAAACAGTACACCACTTATGAGAATACTGGTTGTTGCTCCTAAAAAAGCAATATTCCAGTCATGGAAAGATGATGCAGTCAAGTTTGGCATGCACCATTTGTTAGGTAGAATAGTATTTACTACTTACTTAAGTCTTAATAAGAAAGACCCTAAAGACTTTGATATTGTGTGTTTAGATGAATGTCACTCACTACTTGATAGTCACCGGGGATTCTTGCAATTGTATAAAGGTAAAGTACTTGGTTTAACCGGTACTCCACCTAGATACAAAGACTCAGAGAAAGGTAGATTAGTACAAGAGTTCTGTCCTGTGGTTTATACATTCAAAGCAGATGAAGCAATTGAGAATGGTATATTGAATGATTACCAAATCATTGTGCATGAACTGCAATTGAGTGAAGAAAAGGACTATACGGTAGAGATGAAAAATAGGAAGTTTAAGACTTCTGAACTTCAGAACTACAACTACTGGGGAAATAGAATAGACACTGGTTCAGGACCTATTCATATCCTCAGAGTTATGAGAATGAAAGCTATGATGGAGTATCCAAGCAAAGAGAAATATGCTAGACTATTGTTTGAGGACATAGAAAGTAAATGTATTTTGTTTGCCAATACCCAAGATCAAGCTGATAAACTTTGTAAGTATAGTTATCATAGTAATAACCCACAATCTGAGGTAAACTTAGATTTATTTAAAACTGGTAAGATTTCTAAACTTTCAACTGTACTGCAGTTGAATGAGGGGATAAACATACCAGATTTAAAGCAAGGTATCATTATGCATGCTTATGGCAATGAGAGAAAAGCAAGCCAAAGAATCGGTAGGCTTCTTCGTTTGAACCCAGATGATAAAGCTATTGTCCACATCTTGTGTTATAAAGACACTGTAGATGAGAAATGGGTAAAAGATGCATTAGAAGGATTTGACCAGAGCAAAATTGTATGGAAAAACTTCAATATTAAGCTGTAATTCATTATATTAGTTATATGGATATTGTTGATACACATAAACTTATAATGCACAATGACAATGAGCATGATTTTGCTTATGTCATGGCTTGTTTGATCAGATTATGTAATCATAATCCTATTCAAGCTGAGCAGTGTGCATTAATTACTCACAACACAGGTAAATGCAACATTAAAAATGGGTCATGGGATGATATGCAGAGTTTAAGCCAAGAATTATTATCTTTGGGGCTTAAAGTCAGTATAACAGAACATGAAAGTCATTTGCATTAATGATGCTAACAAACCCGGAAAGATTCCTCCAAGTGAGTGGATCAAAGAAGGTGTTATTTATACTGTCACTACCGTAGTAAACATGGGTCTCCAACCTGGTAAGCTTGGATACCTACTCAAAGAAGTTTCATTATCTAAGGAATCCTTTCCTTATGAATATTATTCTGCTGATAGATTTGGGGTTTTAGTTGATCAGTCCTTAGAGACTGTAGAAGAAACTGAACAAGTTTTAGAAGAAGAATTATCTATTTAAGCTGAGAAGCTGTACTGTTAACCATTTATTTATTTATCATGTCAGAATCTACTGAAATCAAAGTAGGGGGCTTAAACGCATCCCTAAGAGTTATTATTATTGATGATGAGTCAACTAAAATACCTCAAACACTTGGTATTACACCAGAAAGAGAAAAAGAGCTGGATGAAGTTATTAATGCTGCATATCACACAGAAAAAAGTACTATTACTGATGATTTTGTTGAAATAAGCAAGAGCTGCAAACATGCTAATGAATTGGTTTATTGCATCTTTCATATTGGAGCCAGAGTAGGAAGAGGAAAAGCCCTATCTGATCTATCTGAAGGAGGTCTTGGTTCATTACTAGCAGCAATGGGTCAAAGTAAAAGAAATAAATCTGAAGGAACATCTGATGAAACAAATGATTAGTTCACTGAACTGTATCAATCTGATTATTAATTATTAAAGTTTAAGGAAAATGGCAACTAAAAAAGAAAACACAGAAAATGTAGCAGTTGATGGAACTCAAGAGTTTTTCATGGACAAAGGATTAACAATGGATAGTTTTGTATTCATGGATAAAACAGCAAAAGTTTTAGAAATTGGATTTGAAACTGGAAAGAATATTGTTCTTTATGGGCCTGGAGGACATGGTAAATCAGAAATGACTGAAGCATTCTTTGCTGAAAAAGGCATCCAACCATATGTAATTACTATGGGTACTGGTATGACTACAGACAGAATGTTTGGTGGTTTGGATATACCTACATTCAACAACACAGGTAAAATTGAATATCTTGTTGAGAATAGTTTCATGAACCATGAGTATGTGGTATTTGAAGAGATGTTTGATGCACCAGATTTTATCTTGGAGCAGCTTAAAGATATCTTATCATCAGGTATTTTCCGCAACGGTACACAAGCATTCCCAATCAAGACTAAGTTCATTGTATGTTGTACTAACCGTACAAGAGATGAGTTCTCTAAGAACATGTCTTTGAAAGCCTTGATGGAGCGTTTCCCTTTAGAGTTGAATGTTATCTGGGATAACTACACTGATATTACTTACAACAAGCTTTTGGAAGAAAGATTTGGTGAAGGCAATGTAGATCCTGTGATTCCATTCATCTTGCAAGAGTATGCTAAGAATTCAATTGTTATCTCTCCACGTGTTGCTATCACAGCATACTCAGTATTTGAGAAATGTGGTCCAGAAGCATTGGGTTACATTGCAGAATTTGCTAAGAAACCAAAATTAGTAGCTGAAGGCTTGAAGAAATTTGAAGCACAAGCTCAATTGCGTTCTCTTGGAGTACTTATGCAAGATGCATATGTAGAAATGAATACAAATCCATTGT